GTGGAAATTATTGAACAGATCCCTTTCATGCAAGGTCAGTATGATTTTTCCATGCTTACAGGAGAACGAATTTTTAGTAATCGCATTGTCACTGTTACTTTTTGGCGACCTAATACGCCATACGAAGAACGAAAGGCATTAGAGGCGAAAGTAAAAGAAGAGTTGATGATGGATGGAATTGATTACATTGATGATTCTTGGTTACGTTCAGGGCTTCGCTGGTATGGAAAATGCAAAAGTGTGAAAGCAGAAGATGACTCGTCAAGTAATTCATTAACGTTAACCGTAGAATTTGACGTGTATCCTTTTGCTTTAAGGGAAAATATTTCTTATTCCGATGTCTTTGACGAGGACTATTTCACAGACGATAGCGCCGACAATTGGACAGGCTACTATATTCACGGAAAAAGAGAAATTTTTCTTATCAATATGGGAGCGAATGCTTCTAGTCCAACAATAAAGGCAACGTCTACAATGCAATTAACTACTGATGACGGAACAACAATAAAAGTTCCGAAAGGCGAATCGCAAGATTATTTCTTTAAATTAAAAAGAGGGACCAACCACTTAACTATTTATGGCGAAGGTCATATCTCTTTCTTTATGTCTAGTGAGGTGATGGTCTAATGTATCGAGTATTATTGTTTGATAATCCGAACAGAAAGAATCCAAAGATTGTTCATGAGCCATATAGCTATGGTGAGAAAATCAAAGATAGTGAAGTATATTTATCGCTTAACGGATTAGGAATTTCTACTTTTGAATTTACCTTTAATATTAACAATAAATACTATCAAAAGATTGAGCCGATTATTCACTTTATCCAGATTCTGGATGTTACAAGAAATAAAGAAATTTTTTATGGTAGAGTTGCTAAAATCACGAATAAAATGGAAGCATCAGGAAGCTTTTCTCAAACTCTTTTAGCGGAGGATGAGAAAGCTTTTTTATATGATTCTGTTCAAACCTATATGAAACCAACACGGATGACTGTATCTGCTTATTTACAAAAAATACTCGATGCACACAATAAACAAGTTGAAGCGCATAAGCAGTTTCGGCTTGGTGAAGTGAATGTTGTAGATAATGGGGACTTGCTAAGAGGATTAGGCTATCAAAGTACAGCTGATACCATTAAAGAAAAATTGTTGGATAGGCTGGGCGGTACGTTAACACTTCGACGCGTTGGAAATATAAATTATTTAGATTATCTATCTAATTATGGTGTGAACAGTGAAACTCCTTTACAGTTAACCAAAAATCTAAAAAGTGCTACTCGAGATATTGATATTTCTGAATTGTTTACAAGGATTGTGCCCGTCGGTCAAGATATTGAAGATACGTCAAATACTGATATTGAAGTGGGAACAGATTTTTCACGACCTAAATACACCATCGAAAAAGTAAATGGCGGTAAGAATTACCTTGATGATGAAGCGTTAATCAAAAAATTTGGATTAAACACGGGTATTGTAGAATTTTCAAATGTCAAAGACCCATCAATTTTAAAACGTCGAGGGTTGCAATGGCTAAAAGACCAAAGCTTGATGCTGGTAACTTGGACAGTTGAAGCCATTGAGTTAGGGCTATTGGATAAACGGTATGAATTAATCACTTTAGGAAACAGTTATAAAGTAGATAATCAATTTATTTATGCTGTAGAACGATTACAAGTGATTGAGAAAAAATTTAGTATTTTAGAACCGCAAAAGGTTACTTTGACTATTGGTTCGAAAAAGAAAAAACTGACCGATTATCAAAACGAAATAAAAGCTATTCAATCCAATTTAGTAAACGTAAAAAAATTTGCGACGGCAGGAGTTCAAAACATATCAGAGTTGATAAAAAGACAGGAAGAATTTGACAATGATTTATCTGTTCAAAGTAGTAAAGTTAGTTCTTTGGAAGACTTAACCAGTGAATTATCAACAACCGTGACAGAATCGACGGAAGCCTTTAAACAATTAGCAAGTGATTTAACAAATACAGTCGAATCTGTAGGTACTGCTCAAACTGAGATGAAAAAGGCGTTAGACGATTTAATTAAGCGCGTAGAGAAATTAGAAAAATAAGAGAGGTGAGACGGTTGGCACAAGAATTTAAGGATACTCGACCAACAAATGAACCAAATACAACAGTTGATTATCAAGACCCGACCGATGTCGATGAGGTGCAAGATGAAATAAAAAACGGTGTGATTGATCCTATTTCTCAAACGTTCGCTTTGTGGATTCGAACAAAGATGTATCGACGACATGTTCGAGAATCTTTAGCTCGTATGATGGAGTATACCAGTGTTTTATTTAATAAAATAAAGGCTATTTCTGAAAATACAGAAAAACGCCAATCTAAAGTAGAACAACGTCAAACCAATTTAGAGGAACGTTTTAAAGATGTAATCGCAAATGCTACAACAGATAGCGAAGTTATCGATGCTCGAAGTAGTGAACGTTTGGGGAATTTTAAAACGTTGGATGAACGGCTAGAATATTTTGAAAATATTATTGCTTCTGTAATTCCAGTTGGTTTTGATGTAACTATTGTTCACAATTTAGGAGCTCAACCAGTCGTTAATGTTCGTACTTGGACACATGGTATAGGTGTACTGCCTTTAGGTACAGAACCAACAGGGTTATTTGGCGGTAGTGCTTCTCAATCAATTCAAAGCACTGTAAGACATGTTAATTCTTCAGAGTGCATTGTATCTATTCCTTTGGATTATACAACGGAATTTTTACCAGTAAAAATTAATGAATATAAATATTTACTTATAGATGAAAAAAATAGTCGATCCATAGTGTTTGATTTAATTATATAGAAAGGATGTTGAGAATATGGAATTAACCAGAATTTATCGAGGGATGGAGAACGGAGCAGAAGCTATTGAAGAAAATTTTGATAGTCTTGAAAAGTTACTAAATAAGTTATCTGAAACAAATATTTTAAATGTAGGTAAAAAAGTTTGGTCAGGAGCATGGTATATGGGGGAAAATCAATCAATTAATCCGAGTTTACCATTGGATCAATGTCTTTCTGGCTGGTTATTTTTATATCAACCATATAACACAAGTACAAGCCTAGGAGACAATTGGGATTTGAACTATGTATTTGTTCCAAAAACGCATATAGTGGAATTTGGAGGTCGTGCGGTTGTTCATCATTTAGAAACATTGAATGGAGCAAAATACAACAAATATATTTATATAAGCAATACGCAAATTTTAGGCCATAAAAATAATAATACTGCTTCAAAAACTTTTGTATTGACACGGGTGTATGCAATTTAAGAAAGGAGAAAGTTAGCTATGAAAATTTGGATTGAAAATAGAATTGGCTATTTAGAAGGTTATTCTACAATGGAACAACCAGATAATGTTGAGCTTGAAGTGAAAAAAGAACCGTTTGATTTTATGAATTGGCGTTATGATGGCGCACAATTGATTCATGATCCAGAAAATGCACCACAACCAGAGCCAACACCACCAACCGACATTGAGGTATTACAAGCCGAAAATGCGGAATTAAAACAATTGAATTCAAAACTCATGGTTAATGACGTGAATTTAAAAAAAGAGCTTTCAGAAGTAACGAAAAAAGCAGATAATTTTGCGCAAATTAGTGCAAAATCAATGCTTGCGATTAATCAATTAACCAATCAGGTAAAAGAAATTAACGAAAAATTAGCAGAAGGAGTGGAATAAAATGTTTACATTTGATGACATTAAAATGATGTATGACTGGGGCTGTTTTACAGATGAACAAGTAATGGAGTTTGTCCCACTTTGCATTACAGAAAAAGAAGCGAAAGAAATTGTCGGAAAGTAGGTAAGTAGTAATGATTGAAGAGTTTGTGAGAGGTTTATTAACGAATCCAGAGCAAGTAACGTTTACTACTCTATTTGTTGGTTTATTTATTTGGGTGATGAAACAAAATAGTGATCGCGAACGTAATTATCAAGAAACAATTGGAAAGCTTGCGGACTCGTTAAAAGATGTTGAGGACATCAAGACGACAGTAGAAAAAATTCATGAAAAATTAAATTGAGGTATGGCTCTAAGCCATGCCTTTTTATTATTAATTTTAGGAAGGTGTTTTTATGAAAAAAACTGTTAAATTATTAGTAGCTGGCGCAATGACCTTAGGTTTGATGTTACCAGTTGGCGTAGATGCTTATCAAATTGAACAAGACCCAATCAATTTTGGCGGTTATTTTCCTGGCTATGCAACCAATGAATTGATTGTATTGCATGAGTCAGGAAATGGAAACAATGTCGGTCCAAATAGTTTAGACAATGAAACAGCATATATGAAACGAAACTGGCAAAATGCGTACGTTTCATATTTTGTTGGTTCTGGTGGACGCGTGAAACAATTAGCACCAGCTGGTCAAATTCAGTGGGGCGCAGGACCAACAGCGAATGCAAAAGCCTATGCTCAAATCGAATTAGCACGAACAAATAACAAAGAAACGTTCAAGAAAGACTATGCAGCCTATGTTAATTTGATTCGTGATTTAGCAACTCAAATCGGCGCAACATTTGATTTAGATGATGGTACAGGTTATGGGATTGTAACTCACGATTGGGTTACCAAAACTTGGTGGGGAGATCACACCGACCCTTACGGTTATTTAGCAAGTTGGGGAATTAGTAAAGCACAATTAGCACAAGACTTACAAACTGGACTTCCAGAAGACGGTCATGATGTTATTGTAAACCCCGGCAAACCAAACAAGCCTAAATATAAAGTAGGGCAGAATGTTCGCTTTACAACAATCTACAAAACTCCAGATGCGCCAATCGAGCAACATATCAATGCAAATACTTTATGGACACAAGTTGGTACAATCACACAGAAATTAGATGGTCGTAAAAACCTATATCGGATTGAAAATAGCGGTAAATTATTAGGCTATGCAAACGATGGAGATATTGCGGAGCTTTGGGAAAATAGCAAACCGAAACCAGCTAAAGTTTTTACTATCGGTGTAAATGAAGGAATTGTATTACGTGCTGGCTCACCTAGTCTATATGCGCCAGTATATGGTATTTGGCCAAAAGGCGCACAATTCCGATATGATTCTGCTCACGTGGCAGATGGCTATGTTTGGCTAGGTGGAACAGACTCAAACGGAACAAGAATTTACATTCCGGTTGGTCCAAATGATGGTGATCCAAATAATACTTGGGGAACTGGTTATTAGAATATGCATAAATTGGAGTGATTGATATGTTAGCGGTCATACTTTCAATAATCGCATTGGCGTTAAGTTGTTTTTCGTGGGGATACAGAATTGGTAAAGAGAGTAAATAAAATTTCTAATCATAGAAGTATTGAAAAATCTCTCAAAATTTTTTATAATATCCTTACATTTGGTGCATTATTAAATTTCTCGTTCACACTCTATCAATGATTGATAGGGTGCTTTTTATTGTTGAAATTTAGAATAAATAGGTTTAAAATATAGTTACCTTTTAATAAATTCATAGTATGACCTTCTTTTATTAATAATACAAGAAGGGTGCACCTATCTTTTTCCAAGTCCTAAGATAGGTGCATTTTTTTATTGAAATATTTCTAAAGCTTGTATAAAATAGTAATAGGCCTTTTTGGTAAAGGTTGCATGGTTTTCTCAATTGTAACGGAGCTCTCTATGTTTTATAGAGAGCTCTCTTTTTTTGTTGAAATTCAAAAAAGAAAGCGGTAAAATATATTCACCAAACAATTTTATTTTTCATTTTATTACTACCTCTTGCCGCCTTTCCCCAATGAGGCGGCATCTTTTTACATAAAGTTAAGCAAAAATATTAATTTTAAAGTTAGTAACAGCATAGAAGTTGATAAAAATTTATAGTATAATTTTTAAAAGAGAGGTGCATATTATGAAACAATTTAAAGCTCGAAAGAAACCTGTTACAGTTAATGCGTATCAAACTAGTAAAAAAATAGAAATCAAAACAATAGAAGGGATACTTACTGCTCAACCAGGTGATTATATAGTTACTGGCATCGATGGTGAACAATGGCCTGTAAAGAAATCTATTTTTGAAAAAACATATGAACGTATTTAGTTATTTAGGTCTAACTTTGGTTTTACTTGCTATCTTTTCAGAACGTTTGTCATATGCTTTATCAATATATTTTTCAGGATTATTTTTGAAATTTTCCCAAGAAACAAGAACACAGTATCGTTCCTCTTCAGACCAACCACATCCTGAAGTTTTAGGTATATAGTAGTTGTAACTAAACTCTTTAACAACTGTTGAATCATCAATAACTACAGTGTTTATTTCATGGCCCTTTCCGCATGAACAAGTATGTTTACCTTGATAGATTTTGTCTTGCGTAGATGGCAGAACTACACCGAGAATTCCATTTTTTGGATTATCTTTACTAGTATAAAGAGACGCTTGTAATTCTCGTTTGATATAATTTTGAATTTCAAAAGGATCATTTTCTGAACTATGGGATCCAATCAAATGAATTGTCACTGTTGAGTCAGAAAGATAATCTTCTCTTATTTTCCTCATGATATAATCTTCGTCATCAGAATTTATCGGAATATTTAGAGATTTATCAACCATATCAATATTTAAATCTTCTTGGATTATCCTTTTAAATTCAGCATCTTCTGTTTTAAAAGAAATAAAGCATTTATGCCCCATTTAAGTCACTCCTCCATTATTTTTTATTATGTTCTTCATTTTTATTCAAGCTAGCCCAATTAAGATTTTCTTGTGATATAATACTTTCAATTCTTTCAACAAAATAACTGAAATTACCATCGGCATATACACCAGATTGGCACAAGTACATGTATTTCTCATGTCTAAGGGTTTCACATACAGTACGATATTCAATCCATAGTTCACTAAACTTATTAAAGTTAGATATGCCTTCTGTAATAGTAATAACCACACCTAAACAACTAATTGCTATTTTAAAAATTAGGTTCTGCGAAGTGAAGTTAGCAACAAAAGGTATTAACGCAGCAACAAGAATAACAATTGTTTTGCAAATAGTATTTCTTCTTTTAGCTTTTTTACTTTTTGTATCATACCATTCTATTTGCTGATCTACTCGGTCTCTTAAATAGTCTTTTTCATCCATTATAATCTCCCCCTCTTTTAATAGTTTAATTATATCATTTGTAAATATATTTTCTAGGTATATTTTTTGATTTGATAAATAAGAACATTTTTGCTTTCAGGACCATTAGCTCAGCTGGTTAGAGCAAACGGCTCATAACCGTTCGGTCACAGGTTCGAGTCCTGTATGGTCCATATATATTTATTTGCAAATAAAATAATAGAGGAGTAGACTTAAAGTATCAAATATTTAAGGAGTGTTATCTATTATGTCAAACTATGAAGAAAAAGAAGCAAAAGCATTAGTAAAAATTGCGGATGTTTTGAACAAACTGGATTCGAATTTAGAAGAATTAGATTCTCTAAATGAAGATGCAAAAAAACATAGTATGAAAAAATGGATTGTTGAGAAAAGAGCCATGCATGAAATTAAAAAGATTGCACATGAAGCTGGTAAGTATGATAAATACGATGAAAAAGAATTGCAAAAAGAAATTGAGCATGTAGAACAATATATGTAAAAATAAAAACTATTCCTTTTTTAAGGAATAGTTTTTTGTATTTTCCGCACACACATTTTCACCACAACTAGTTGCCTTTTTTGATTATACCTACCATAAACAGCAAGCTCTGTGCCATCAGGTAACATGAGTAATTCATCCGCCAATTCTTTTTTAGAAATAATGCAGTTGATAGTCTCTTTTTGAGTTTGCAAAGAAAAGCGGACTAACATTTCTGGATAAGTAGTTAATACCTTAATTTTATGAATTGTTCCTACATAATTTGGTTTCATAGAAATCAACTCCTTGCTAGTAGTTAACTATATTATAGTAAGATTATTTTTATTCGTCTAGGTATGAAATGACCATACTTTGACCATACTCTTTAAGAAAATATAAAAACTATCAGAAGATAGAATTTAATACAAACGCCTATTTTATAAGTGTTGAAGAAAGTTAGAAGTTATTAGAAAAAATAAATCTTAAAGTATCTGTTCTTTTTAAAGAAGTCGAAGAGACAGAAATATACCCTATTTTAGATTTTAAAAATAACGATGTAACATCGCCGACAATGACGCAGGTAAATAAAGCATTGAAACGTGCATTTGTTAAGGCGTTAGCAAAACATGGGTTAGGATTATATATCTATAGAGGTGAAGATTTACCAGAGCCTCCAACAATCGAAGTGAAAGACCTTGAAAAAACAGAAGCAGCATTATCAGCATTAAGCGAAATCGTTGGTTTTGATGCAACAGAAGAAATGATTAAGCGTTTAAATTTATGGATTGAAGAGAGCTATCCACAATTAGATAAAATAACAAAACTAGAACAAATGAACAAACAACATTATGGAATGATTGGCCGTCTAATCGCTCAAGCTACGAACCAAGCAGAAAAGGCAAAAAAAGAAAAGAAGTGATTGAATGATTGGAAAAATCATAAAACACAAAGGGAATATGTTGGCCATCGAATTTGAGGATGAAATAAATTCAAATTTTCTCGAACTTCTGGCTAATAACGATGATAATTTAGCAAAAGTTGAATTCTTAGATAATCGACAGATGTCTCAAAAACAGAATGCACTTTCTCACGTTCTAATAGCCGATGTGGCACGTTGGAGCTATGACGAACCTAAATGGATTGAAAGTGTATTGAAATACTACTACGAGGCTAAGAGTGGTTTTTATTTTGAACATAGTAGAGCTACCAAGAATGAAGCGACTGAGTGGATCGGTTTCTTGATTGAGTTCATTTTGAAAAACGATATACCATTGGAAAAAAGATACCAATACTTGCTTGAAAATAACAAATGGTTTTATTACTGCCTGAAATATCGTAAGTGCTGTATTTGCGGTAAGCATGCTGATGTTTGCCATATTGAAGTTGTTGGTATGGGGCGTAATCGTAAAAAGATTAATCATGAGACATTCACATTTTATGCTGGTTGCCGTCAACACCATCAAGAGGAACACCAAGTAGGCACTAAGAACTTCTTGAATAAGTATCAAATTAAACCAGTCAAATTAAATAACGAAGAACGTAAAAAGTTAAACATAGGAGGATAGAACGGTGGCTGAAAGAAGAATGTTTGCAAAGACCATCATTGATAGCGATGCATTTTTAGACATGCCGCTGTCAACTCAATCTCTTTATTTTCATTTGTCAATGCGAGCGGATGATGATGGATTTATTAATAATCCTAAGAAAATTCAACGAATGGTTGGATGTGGAGATGATGATTTAAAGCTATTAATGGCCAAAAGATTTATTTTAGTTTTTGATAGCGGAGTTATTGTTATCAAACATTGGAAAATTCATAACTATATTCGAAATGATCGATACAAACCAACTCTATATCAAGAAGAAAAGGCTGAATTAGCAGAGAAAAATAGTAAGGCATATACCTTTAAAACCGAGGTTATAGAGAGTGAAAACCATCTTGGTATACCAGATGACAACCGTATGGGATACCAAATGGATACACAGGTTAGGTTAGGTAAGGATAGGTTAGTTAAGGATAAAAAAAAGAATAGTGTTGAGCCAAGCTCAACTATGCCTGAACTATTCGAAAAAATTTGGAAAACTTATCCAAAGAAAACCAACAAGAAAAAAGCTAGAGAACAATTTTTAAAGAAGTTCAAGACGGAAGAAGATTTAGAGCCGTTTAAAAAAGGATATAAGGACTATCTTGCGTATATTAAATTAAACGATTGGTACCATCCACAAGAATTATTTCGTTGGATCCGTGATGATCGTTATAACGATGAATATGATTTATCTCAAACAAATAAACTGCCAGTCTATTCTAAGGTGCCAATGAGACAAGAAAAGTTACCTGAATGGGCTAAAAATCAGAAGCAAGAAGAAGAGAAACTTTCGTCAGAGGAACAAGCTGAGCTTGATAGACAAATAAAAGAATACTTGGAGGGTAAATGATGAATGAATTAGTTAAATTAATTGAGAAATGGGCAAGAGAAAAAAATCTAGATATCGCAGAGCCTGAGAAACAAATGCTAAAAGTGGTTGAAGAAGTCGGAGAAGTCGCAGCAGCATTAGCAAGAAATAATAAAAATGATTTAAGGGATGGTATCGGTGATGTTGTTGTGACACTAGTTATTCTCGCTATGCAAAATGATATGGATTTATACGAATGTCTGAACCAAGCGTATAACGAGATTAAAGATCGTAAGGGAAAAAATGTCAATGGTGTGTTCGTTAAGGAGAGTGATTTGAATGATAAATAATGTGGTATTAGTCGGAAGATTGACAAAAGATCCTGATTTACGCTACACCGCCAGTGGTTCTGCAGTTGGAAGCTTTACTCTTGCTGTGAACCGTAACTTTACAAACCAAAACGGCGAACGAGAAGCGGATTTTATCAACTGTGTAATTTGGCGTAAGCCTGCTGAAACAATGGCTAATTATACTCGTAAAGGAACATTATTAGGAGTTGTTGGCAGAATTCAAACTCGTAATTATGACAACCAACAAGGCCAACGTGTCTATGTGACTGAAGTTGTTTGCGAGAGTTTCCAATTATTAGAGCCAAAAAGCGCCAATGAGAATAGAAATAGCATTCAGATGTCACAGAATGACGGTACAAGCGTTCAAAACAATGTCGAGGGTAATTATGCCACGAATCAAAACAAAGGCTTAAATCAGCAAAATAACAGCCAACAAATGTCGTTTGGTGGAGATGTAGATCCGTTCGCAGGTGCAGGTAATTCAATCGACATTAGCGATGATGATCTGCCTTTTTAGGAGGTTAAAAAATGAACAGTGTAATTTTTGAAGATATAGCACGTATTCAAGCTGAAAAAAAGCAAAAGCGAAAAGAAATGCTTAAGTTAATGAATGAAAACCCAGACTGGTATAAACATCCCAAAAGCATGGTCTATCGTCAAATTAAAATGCTTGGTAAGGATATTGGTGAGCAAACAATGGATAAATCTAAACCAATCAGCTCAATTGATAAAGACAAGTTCACCATTCAAGAATATTTGTATTTGCAGTGGGTTGGTTATTCAGTGAATGCAATCATAGAAGCGTTAGGAATGCCTAGAAACAAATTCTGGGAATATAAAGCGGAGCATTTGAATTAAGCGAAAGGAGTGGAGGTTTGGTCGACCACAAAGAATTCTTTACTCCTTTGAAATTATGGAACTAACAACACAAAAAATAAATGAACTATTAGGTGTTGATGATGCCTACAAAGCGCCAGAAGCGCTCATGAATATATTGAAAAATAAAGATACAGCTAGAAACCTGTTTGATAACTTTCTAGCCATCGAAACAGATTTAAGCTTCGATTGGTTTCACGAATATTTTCAAGAAGAACATGCTGATCGAAAACAAAAGAAACAAGACTTCACGCCAAACTCAGTTGGAAAAGTGTTGTCATTGATTTTAGACCATTCAGAGTCAACGTTAGATGTTGCTGCTGGCACTGGCGGATTAACGATAAAAAAATGGTGGAATGATGGACAACCAACAAACAACGAGTATCTTTGCGAAGAGCTATCAGATAGAGCAGTACCATTCTTGCTATTCAATTTAATGATTAGGGGCATGAAAGCTCAAGTGATTCACGGTGATAGTCTGAGCGGTGTGACGAAAAAAGTATACAAAATTTCGGATTACGAATTAACAGAAATAAACGAAGAATTAGCAATTGAAAAGGTAGATGCTGTAATTTCGAATCCGCCCTACTCAGCAAAATGGGATGCTAGTCCAACGTTGCTCGATGATCCAAGATTTAGTCATTACGAAAAGTTAGCACCAAAAACAAAAGCAGATTTTGCATTCTTGCTACATGGTTTTTATCGTTTAAAAGATTCAGGAACTATGGCGATTGTCTTGCCACATGGAGTTCTTTTCCGTGGCGCTGCCGAAGGTGTTATTCGTAAAAAATTATTAGAAGATGGCAGTATTGATGCAGTTATTGGATTACCTGCTAACTTATTCTTTGGCACGTCAATACCAACAGTCGTAATTGTTTTAAAGAAAAATAGACAAACACGCGATGTCATGTTTATCGATTCCAGCAAAGAATTTGAAAAAGGCAAAAATCAAAACTCTTTATCAGACGATCATATCAATAAAATTATTAACACATATAAAGAACGAAAAGACATCGAGAAATATGCTCATTTAGCTAGCTATGATGAAATAACAGAAAATGACTTTAACTTGAATATACCAAGATTTGTAGACACATTCGAAGAAGAAGAGCCAATCAATCCATTCGAGTTATTAGCAGATATAAGAAAAACGAATGAAGAGCTAGCTAAAGCAGAAAAAGAACTTGTCTCAATGCTAGATGAGTTAGTCGTTGATACTGATGAATCAAGAGCGTTAATTCAAGCAACAAAAGAGGTGTTCGAAAATGGCTAAAAAATCAAAACAAACAGAAAGAACTTTTGCTAGTTATTATGCTGAATGGATTGCAACTTACAAAGAAGGTGCGATTGCAGAAATATCAGTAGACAAGTATTACCGTGCTTTAGATTTTATTTTACAAACAATACCGTCATTAAAAATAAAGGATTTAGATAGACGTGCCTATCAAAATGTTTTGAATGAGTACGCAAAAACACACGAGCGACAAACAACAATGGATTTCCACCATCAAGTGAAATCATGCATCCAAGACATTTTCCATGATGGGTTGATAGAAAGAGATCCAACGTATAAAGCAGTAATAAAAGGACGTCCACCAGTTCGAAAGAAAAAGAAAAAATTTCTACAGAAAGAAGAACTAAGAAAGCTTATAAGTTCATTGGACTTAAGTCCCGAAATTAGTATTGACTGGTTTATTTTAATTATAGCAAAAACGGGTCTGCGTTACGCAGAAGCATTAGCTTTAACGCCAGCGGATTTTGATTGGTCAGCTCGCACACTAAGAGTAAACAAGACATGGAACTACAAAAGCACCCAAGGCGGCTTTAAGAGTACGAAAACAACGAGTTCAGAAAGAACAATTAGCATAGATTTTCAAATTGTTGGTCAGTTTCAACTAGTGATTAAAGATTTGCCAGCAAATGAACCGATTTTCGTTGAAAAGTTTGAAGATGGTTCTTATAAAAGACAATTCAATTCAACTTACAACCATTTTCTAGTGAGCGAATGCAAACACTTAGGGATAACACCTATCAGCTTACATGGATTACGTCACACGCATGCAAGTGTACTGCTTGCTGCTGGAGTATCAATCCATAGTATTTCTGCTCGTTTAGGCCATGCGAATATAGGTGTTACGCAAGAAACTTATGCACACGTATTGGACGAGTTACAAAGAAAAGACGATGAAAAAATGATGGGCGCATTAATGCAGTTAGCTTAGTGAGGTGAGTGAATATATGGCTAAAAAATGGACAGAGGATGACGACATTTATTTAGAATATTTTGTTTTTGAAGGCGACACTTTAGTAGAAGAAGCTGCTGATTTTTTAGGTAGAAGCTTTGGTGCTGTTTGTACGAGGCTAACAGAATTGAGAAAAAAAGACCCAGAAGTGCGTTATTTAAAGCGTCGTTGGTCTAAAAAAGAAGATGATTTTCTACGTAGAAACTACAGGTCTATATCAACAAATGATTTAGCATTAGCATTAAATAGAACTACTGAAGCAGTTAAATCTAGAAGAGCATTTCTCGGTTTGACTTTGATACGACCAATAACGCCAAGAAAAGAAGAGATACTTGAATTGATTAAGAAAGGTTATTACAGACCACAAATAGCAAAAGCTCTCAATATAGATGAAAAATCACTTAGTAAATTTTTAAAGATAAACAATATATATTGTCCAGCTGTACCTTATGAAAAACGAACAAAAGAAGCAAAAAAATATATTTACAAACAATACAGATAAAAACATATCGCAATCACAGCTAGATGCTGAAAGACGCCTTCGAAAAAATAAATTATAGAAGGAGGTGAGGGGTTTCTTCTCTTACCACCGGGACAGCAAGCAAATAACTCAGCTCAGCTTCTACTTTTATATTTTTGAACAGGCGGTTCCAAGATATAAAAACCTAGAGGGCAGCTAGCGAGCATGCCGGATAGTGTGCCATGACCTAGTCTTTCAGCATCTAGCTGTGATTGCGATATAAGATTCTGTTTAGAAAGCGAGTGAAGAAGATGATTCCAAAGTTTAGAGCTCATATCCGTTTTAAGCATCCAATATAGGGGATTGTTCAGAAAGTCTATGACAACTCGATACTCGGTAAAATAACTGTTGTTCATCGGGAAGACAAGGAAAATATAAGTGATAGTAACAATCAAATGATTATCAGTAAAAAATATGTACTGAACCAAATTAAGACTAAAAAAGTAGAGGAGTTTTTGAACATGAGAAAAAATTACAGATTGATTTACAAACAGTGTTTCATGGGTGAAGAATTGCAGGACACAATTATGAAATACAACAAGACAATTGCTGAGATGGAGCAATCAGTAAATGACTTGTACAGCGATCCTCATGTGTTTAGTGTTCGCTATGAAGAGGTGCAAAATGATACCGAAGTATAGAGCAAGAGATGAACGAGGAAACTGGCATGTTGGACTTCTAACTTTTATGTTTGGTCAATATGCTATCGTAAATGAATCAGATGAAAATACGGTTTATTTGATTGATAAGGAAACTATTGGGCAATCCATTGGATTAAGAGACAAGAACGGAGTTGAAATTTTTGAGGGGGATTTAGTCGAACATGATGACAATATAAATGGCACGTGGGAAACGTTTGAAGCTTGCGAAATTGTTTACGATGTAGACTATGCGCAATTTTGTTTTAAGAACGATGCTAGCAACTTCCTATCATATTACAGAAATTTATGTATTATCGGAAATATACACGAAAATCCAGAATGATTGGAGGGAACAGAATGAGTAAACAAGAACTAGTAGATAAAAACGAAGTATTAAGTATTTGGCATAATTATTGGAAATCAGATAAATTAGCTTATGAAGCAGAGGACGAGTTAAGAGAGCTAAAAACGATAATATGTATTACAGAACTCAACGAAAATCAGCAGATTGTGCTGGATTGGTTGAAAGATCGATTTAATGAAACTGAAATTAAAGCATCTTGTACAGGTTACCTTTGGAAATTACATCAAAGTTATATCGATGATGAAGCTGATGAAGCAGGTATAGCTTATGAAAAACTAAGTTATAAAGAAGAAGCCGAAATGGTACGAGTATTTGCAGAATGGTTTGAACAGGAGAGAAATTAAATGGCTTATGAAAAATTACGCTTTGGTAACAGCGTCAGTAAGTGGAGATATTTATCTTAGTAAAACAAAAGACGGCTTGATGGACATAAATTATCGTCGAGTAATTACAGATGAGGCTATTCAAGCAGTGACAGACTGGTTTTTTGTAAATAAAAGAAAGACAGTCCGATTTAAAGGTATTGATGGCAAAGAGCATAGCTTATTTTATACATCTGATAAAGAAAAAGCAAAAAAAATTCTAGCTATTTTAGAGGAGGAACAACAATGAATAAACAAGAAATGATTGAGAAATGGGAAAGCAAGAAAGGTGCGTCTGCATACAAACTAATCGAATCACCATTAGCATTGACTAAGCGTGAAATTTATGTTGCAGGATATGGTGTTGCTCGAAAGGAAATCCTAGATGATCTAAAACAATTAGACGAACCTAAAAAAGTCGTATTTTCACATGAAGAGAAATTCGTGGCAGATTGGCTTGATGGTTTAAAGGGTAGAATTAGTGATAAAAAACTAAGCTCTGGTGCTGCATTTATGGTATTCGTTGGTCAACAGTTAGAATGCTTATATTATAACGAATATACATTGATAACTGACGATGTTGAGGGTTGGCTTTTACATCCAGAAAATAAAGTAAAACTATTGAATGCGATTGATAACGGCTACGAAGTCGAGAAAGAGCAATTGTATTATGTTTTTGACACGACAACAAAACAATATTTAGGTGTAGATAAAGTTTTAAACAAAGCATTCTGGTTATCGTCTCAGAACAGCGGAGCAAGAACACCGCTAACAGAACAAGAAATCAAATCAATTGATGAACGTTACTGGCCGTTTGCTGTGAAAGTTGATGGTGAATAGATGAAACGCAACTGGAAAAGAGCAATAAATAAATTTAGTGGCATTGCAATAATGATTCTTGTAGCAAAAGCAACCGTGAGCCATTTCGTGTACGGCAATGACATAACAAGTAGTGACCTAGTTTATTTCCTTTCATGCTCGTTTATTTTGGGATTAGGGCTATATTTAGGAGGTTCCAGCGTATGAGTTATCCAGAATTATATATACTGGGACGTCAAGTAGACGGCGTTTATGTTGAGTACCTGCATGGATCAGAGCAAGCCGATTTATTTTTCGATTATACGATTGCTCACGATGAAAGAAATCATATGAATAAAACCAATACAAAAGATGGCGAATGGAAAATTTTGAAATATGGTAGACCGATAACAGTATTAGGAGATGATGATTAGTTGCGGACGTCAACATTTAACTATATCAAAGATATTTTAGGAGACTATTATAAAACCGATGACTATATTCGGCAACGCGAAGAAGAATTACGATATCCATATAGAGAAAGTGATTTGAACAGCGGCATTAAAGGATCACACGGAAATAATGAAGCTGCTGCCAATTTACTTATTACGATTGAACAAGACAGGCGGCTAGCAAGCTTAGAACGGAATAAACGCATCATTGACAAAGTGCTTAGTGAATCGTGTGAAGATACCATCACTATCATTCAAGAGCTTCATTTTAAAAAACGGCCTAGATTCACTATGCAAGGATTAATCGATCAAGGAAAAATATTTTGTAGTAGAAGAAAGGCCTTCGAATTACAAAGAATATTTTTTGAAGAAATCGCGAAAGAATTAAATTTAGATATATAATTTGCACTATTTGTGCACTATCGAGGTTATTTTACATGGTAAATTAGTAGTGTGAGAAGTGTAAGGAAATCAAAAATAAATATTATCTCGTTGCTAACACTGATCACACTATCACTCGCAAACTGATACGTTCTCTTAGAGGGGAGGTGAAGAGCCTCCTCTTTTTTTCTACAGGTTTGCGAGTGCTATTTTAATCAATTTATAGAGACGAATTATAAATATCTTTTTTGACTATTGTTGTTAAATTTTCGATACTCGTCCAACGCCCCATAAACTAAAATAATATTGTATACTTAGTTTAGAGGGAGGTGATATAAATGGATAGAGTGGTTATTCCTTTTGACAAAGAAGATATATCTGTGGATGAATTAAAAGAACATATTGATTATTATGTTGGATTAGCAAATGAAGGCCAAGAACTTGTGAGTTCAGGGAGTAAAAAAGAAGCTAGGGATATTTTAAGACAAATTAATCAATATTTAGACCAAGAATACAGGTATTACGACAAAGTAAAGGTTTCTGATGCCATTTTTGAAAACGAATTATACAGGATTTATCAGCATGGCATATCAGAAGCTTATGTTAAGCAAATTAATAAGAATTCCTATAATTATTTGTATTCGAACTTTTATGACATTAAAGACTATTTAACTGGTTACGGAATGGAAAAGATATTAAAATAATACAAAAATGTATAACACTTCATCAGAACATACGATGAAGTGTTATTTTTGCATAGGAGGTGAATAACATGATAAAGAATCCAAAACATCAAGTTTTTGCTGATGAATGGCTAATTGATATGAATGGCACTAGAGCGTATAAAGTCGCATATCCAAACATAAAAAAAGACACCACAGCAAGAGTGAATGCAAGTAGACTGCTAACAGATGCTAACGTGAAGCGATATATTGATGAACAGCTAGAAAAGATGCAGAACGAAAGAGTTGCAGATGCACAAGAAGTCCTAGAGTATCTCACTAGCACCATGCGTGGTGAAAAAATGAAAGGTGTTTATAATACCGAAACAACTAATGATGAAGGGGAAATATTTACGCATCAGAAAAGCTATGAATATACTCCTAGCACGGAGGAGAGGACTAAAGCAGCGGAATTACTTGGTAAACGTCATGCGCTGTTCACTGACAAACAACAAATAGAAGTTACTGAAATGCCAGTATTTGTTGATGATATCGGTGATGATGATGGTTAAGAAAAAACTATCAGAATTATTACCGAAAAAATTTCATTCGGTATGGAGAGCCACTCTTAATTCGGACATACTCAATATTGTTTGTAAGGGTGGACGTGGTTCTGGTAAATCATCAGATATCGCACATATTATTACTCAATTACTTATGAGGTATGCTGTCAATGCGGTTGGCATTCGATATGTTGATAATACATTAGAACAATCAATCTATGAGCAAATGAAATGGGCAATTGAACAGCAAGGGGTAACGCATCTATTTAAATTTAATAAATCGCCGTTGAGAATCACATACATACCTCGTGGTAATTATATGATTTTCAGAGGTGCCCAAAATCCTGAAAGAATCAAGTCTTTAAAAGATAGTCGGTTCCCGTTTGCGATTGGCTGGATTGAGGAGTTAGGCGAGTTTAAAACTGAAGATGAAGTAACGACCATTACCAATTCACTTTTACGTGGTGAATTAGGAAATGGTCTTTTTTATAAATTCTTTTTCAGCTACAACCCGCCAAAACGTCGACAATCTTGGGTGAACAAGAAATATGAATCTAGTTTCCAACCTGATAATACATTTGTTCATCACTCTACTTATAAAGATAATCCTTTTATTTCGAGAGAATTCTTGAAAGAAGTGGAGGCAGCAAGAGATAGAAATCCTTTTCGTGCTAGATGGGAATACGATGGTGAAGCAATCGGTTCTGGAGTCGTTCCATTCAGTAACTTAAAAGTGGAGAAAGGCTGTATAACTGATGAAATGGTTGCTAACTTTGATAATATCAGAAACGGCCTTGACTTCGGTTATGCTACTGATCCATTAGCATTTGTTAGATGGCATTATGACAAAAAGAAAAATGGCATCTATGCTATTGATGAAATTTATGGTGTGAAAATTAGTAATAGGGAATTTGCTAATAAAGCTAAGTCTAAAGGATATATATCAGATAGAATTGCAGCTGATTCAGCAGAGCCTAAATCAATAGCAGAGCTAAATAGTGAACATGGTATGCCACGAGTTTTCGGAGTAAAAAAAGGTCCTGATTCTGTTGAGTATGGCGAAGAATGGTTAGGCGATTTGGATTTTATTTGTATTGATCCATTAAGAACTCCTAACATTGCTAAAGAATTTGAGAATATTGATTATCAAACTGATAAAGACGGTAATCCTAAACCTAGGTTAGAAGATAAAGACAACCATACAATTGATGCGACAAGATATGCTTTCAGTGAAGATATGGATAAAAATAATGTGAGGTTTATCCAATATTAGGAGGTGGGAAAATGTTTCAAAACAATTTAAGTTTGAAGCGGTATAAAAGAGTGCGAACAAAATATTCTACACAAATTAATGAAGAAGTTTTCGATCCTAATGATTTTATTACTGAAATGAAGCCATTTTTTGATGATAGAGAGCGTAAGTACAAAGCCTATACAAGCGAACAAAATGAGATCGATAGAAGACCTAAACCAAACACAGAGATTATAAAAGTGAATAATAAACTTCATGCTGGTTTATACAATACTATTGTCGACCAAGCAGCTGACCATTTCACAGGCATTCCAATTAAGTGGGATTATGATATTACCGAACAACGCAAATCTATATTGCAAAAAATGGGTTCAAAGGTAAAAGACTTGTTTTCAGGGAATGTCAGAAATGAGACAAAAACTCCTGAAGAATTCGACAGATTAACAGAGTTAGTAAACGATATGCGGTTTGCCATGCTTGATTCTGATACAGCTCGGTTTCAAGGAGCTTGTGGTGTTGCTTTTCGTTTGTTAGAACCTGTTGAAACTGTGGAAGGTTGGCAATTATGGGCGAGCAATATCGAACCATGGAAAGCTGAAAAATACGAAAATGCAGATATCTTTATTCGTGAAAAATACGACACACATCAAAAAAAATTTTTCGAAGAAATGAAAGTCATTACTAAAAAAAGAATATGTATATATAGCAGATATGTTGAATCTAATTTAGTCAGTGCATCTGGAACATTTAAATTGATTGAGGAAGTAGAAAACCCGCTAGAAACGTTTTACCTATCAGAATTTAAAAATAACACGAATCGTTATTGCGATTTTGAAGTGGCGGAAGAACTTTCTGATGCATTTGATAGAAGCTTATCAGACCAACAAAACGAAGTTGAACAGTTTAAACTTGCTTATATGGCCATTAGTGGCTCACGATTAGATGAAAAAGAAGCACAAAGAATGATGGAACAATTAGGTATTATTAATTTGCCAGATCCACAAGCTAAGGTTGGGTATGTAACGAAAGACATTAATAAAGATTTCAACGAGTATCATCTTGATAAGCTGAAAAAGCTTTATTACACGGTAACTAAGTCAATCGATTTCAATGATGAAGTATTTAAGTCTAATAGCTCTGGCGAAGCTCGCAAATGGCAAATTATTGCACTAGAAGCTAAAACAAATACTAAAGAACAGTATTTTAAAGAAGGATTGAAAGAAGCAGCTGAGACGATGTCTGCCTTTATTAAATTTAGGGATAAATTAGATGTTGATGTGTCAAAAATTGTATTCACATTCAGTCGTAGCTTGCCAACAGACATCGGTTATCTTGCTGATGCATTGCCTAAACTTTCACCGTTTGTATCCAAACGAACAATTATTAATCAGATTCCATTTGTTAAAGACCCAGATTATGAAATGGACTTGATGAATTTAGAACAAGGTCAAGATTATCCTAGCGGTGAATATGATGAACTAGGTGGTGCAGGTAATGACGAAGAAAGCAACAGTTAGTGAACGCTATTGGGAAAAACGTCGTGAATTAGAAGACAAAGCACGCTTGAAACTGGAAAAGAAAACTCTTAGTGAGTTAGAATCTGTTTTTGAACGTGCTTTAGTTAAAATTCAAAGACAGTTATTGGCACAAGCTGATTTACACGGTATTACTCAAAGTGAGATGCTAGAAGATTTTAGCAAACGAGACCAAGAGAAGTACCGTAAGTATATTGAGAAGAACTATGAAAAGTTGATGGAGTCTGACGAAGCTTATAAGCAGTTTATTGATGAATATTTTCCACCTTTTGACTATGCGAAAGTTAATCGCTTGTTACAGTTACGAGCAGACATCTTTTCTACCCTTGCAGGTGAAGCAATAGCTAGTGATGTTAACGGTAAATTTAATAACGACTTAGAGAATATCACAAAACGAATCTACAATTCTAATTCTAATGCGTTGATACAATTATTAGGCGGTTCAGCACCAGGTTTAACTAAGAATGAACTAGAAAACATCATGAACTATCCGTGGAGCGGAAAAACATTTTCATCTCGTTTATGGGGCAATATATCAACCTTAGAGCAACGTTTGAGCAATTCCATTATTAATTCATTGGCAAGTGGTGAAGGGGTTGTGGAAGCTCTTAGAACGATGAAAAACGATGGTGTTATTAGCGGTATGTTTAAGTTGGAACAAGGAAAGTTTAATCGTTCGATTGAAAATCTTGTTAGAACGGAATATTCACATTTTGCTGTAGAAGGTGTAAGAAAATCGCTAAAGGATGTAGGTGTTAAGCAAACACAAAGCTGGTCGGCAGAAGATGAGCGTGTTTGTTCTATTTGTGGTGGACGTCATGGAAAAGAGATTAAAGATGATTGGCATCCACCGTATCATGGACGTTGCCGTTGTACTGAAATACCAATTGTTCCTGAAATTAGCGATGACATAGATAAATTGTATGAAGAGATGTTTGGTGATTTATTGGATGAATTCGCAAGTAAGCAGTGGGGTATTAAATTAAATCATCCAAAAGTTAGTGCAACTAAACTCGATTTAAAATCCGTATTAGACAAAACAAACATGCAAGAAGCTTTAGGAAAAGAAAATTATTCTAATTTTTTAGATCATTTAGATGGGATAACTGACCAAAGGGTGCTAAACTTAATAAATGTGATAGGGCATAAGTTGGAGTTTAAAGACATCAAAGAAGTAAGAGCATTTGCACAAGGCAAATCAATTCAACTTAGTCAAAAATCATTTGATGGGGATAGGGGTGTTAATCCTTATCAAACAGTTTATCATGAGATAGGACATGCTTTGGATCATCTTGGGCTTGAAGTATTAACAGGAAAAAATACGATGCCGACAGGAAAACTGATAAAAAGAAAGCTAGGAAGACGAACCACTTTTATAGAAGAGCATATAACACACGCATCGTCACTTTCTGAGTATAACATTAAAGAAGCGCTAGAACGCGATTTTTGGAAATATGTAAACGGAGATTTGCCATCCTATAATGATTTAGGTAATAGACCTAGAAATGCGGATAAGAAAAAGGCTTATGATGACTTAAGGGCGGAAATTTATAAAAAAGATACAGAGAACTTACAAAAAACTAGAGAACGATTATCAAAAATAGTTAGGGAAAATCCTAACTCAGTATCCGCTATTTCAGATATGATTGAATCTATAGGTTCTTTAGGAGACTATCCGTTAGGTTTTGGTCACGGCAAGCGCTATTGGAAAACAACAGGTAGCACAGAAACGGAATTTTTTGCACATATGACAGAAGTGGTTGCTAACGATAAGTCAAGAGAATTAATGAAAGAGATTTTTCCGACAGCAGTAAGGCAATGGGAAAAATTAGTAGATGATATTTTAAAGGCGGTGAAATAAGTGTTTAGTTGCGAAGATGGCGCATGGTCTATTATTGATGATGCAGTTAAAAAGTATGAACAACATTTCCATGATGAGTTTCCAATATATGAATATATCGATGTAACAAAGAGTGATGACTTCGATTTTTCTATTCTAGGTGCAAAAAAATTAGCGAAATTCATTGATGAGCATATTAAAGAAAATAAATCGGTCCACGTCCCGTCAGATTACCATAGCAGACTTTACTAAGCACTTAAAGGATAACTTTGAGTGCTATTTTTATACCCTAAATTGGAGGTGAGATCATGAAAGGATTATTCGAAGCAGTATTAAATCTAGAAGTTACCAATGATACAGAAAAAGCCTATAAAAAAGCTTTTGAACAAGAAAACGAACGATACTTAACCAAACACACTTTGAGAGATGGCAACGGTAATATCGTCAAAGATGAGCTTAAATCAGTTTGGGGTGGTAATTATTGTCACGTTGATATTTTGTATTCGTTACCAGGTAAAAAAAGTAAATTAACTATTTCGATTGTGTCTAGGACTCTGCAAAACGTAAAAGATGCTGTCACTGATTATCAAATGTTAGGTGCTGAACTGGTCCATAAGAATTGGAAGTGATTAGATGGATCCCTATGATTACTTAGATGCAGATTATGAAGAGTATTTACTAAGAGAAGAAAAGCAATTAAAGTCTGACGAAAGTTAGGCTTTTTATTTTGTCCGAAATGACGTTAAACTAGCGCAATGCTGGGCTTGATTGAATGGCGGGGCGCAATAAATAAATCTAAAGCAATGCGGGGCGTACAAACGAATCGCGGGGCGAAAGGAGAAACAAAAATGAAAACAAAAATATTATTACCAATGAATTTGCAGATGTTTGCAGATGGTGGGGAAAATGAACCAGAGTTCACTATTGATGATTTCAAAGCATTTGTCGAATCGAATGAAGATGCACAGAAATTCATTCAATCTCAATCACAAAGTGCTGCAGACAAACAGTTAGAAGCTTGGAAACAGAATAACCTTGATAAGCTAAAACAGGAAGCTGTGCAGCAATATGAAGAATCCAAGAAAAATAAAACACCTGAGCAGATTGCTTTAGAAAAATTACAAGCGGAATTTGAAGCTGAAAAAAATTTACGTGTTACTAGTGAAAATAAAGCTTTTGTAGCTGAACAAATAGCTGGGTTGAAACTTGAAGATGAATTAAGCGAATCCGTTTCTCAGTTCATGCTAAACAATCTAGTCAGCTCAGACACGGAGTTTACCAAAAGTGCAGTAGAAGCTTTCACAAGTGTTTTAAGCACCATCAATGAAAAGCATGCTGAAGCAATTAAAAACATGGAAATGACAAAAGCATTCGGTAATAAGCAACAAACTAATGCGACTGATGGTAATCAGTCAACGCAACCGATTGAAAATCCTAAAGAAGCATTAGGGCAAAAATTACAAGCATTCAATTAGGAGGAATTTATAAATGAAAAAAACTACAGTAAATAATCTAGAATACTTAGATATTTCACAAGAAATCAATGCATTACAACGTCCGTCAACACCTTTTTTAAGCTGGTTGTTGGGGGCTGGCAAAACACGTCCAGCAACATCAACAGAAATTAAATGGCGCGAATATGAAATGAACGGCGAAGACTCTTCGGCTCAATTAGAAGGCGGGGAATATAATGAGGCTGAATCAGGGCGTAAATGGTTCAATAACTACACTGAAATTTTCCGTAAATCTACTTCTGTTTCAGGTACATTAGATGCTATCAATGTAAATGGCGTAGGTAGTGAATTAGCTAATCAAGTCTCTCAACGTGCGTTAGAAATGAAGTTAGATTTAAACAAAAAGCTATTAATTGGTGTAAAAGCTGATGAAAATGGTACTAAAGGACGACAAATGGCTGGTGTAATTAACTTAATCAACTCTGATAACTTAGTTAAAACGTCTGCAGCTGATGCAGTAACACGTAAAGATGTGGATAAAATGTTTAAAACTATGTTTGACAAAGGTTATGCAGGCGAAAAACTATGTCTGGTTTCGACTGATATGGTTGATTTAATGACCGATGAAGTTGATAAAGCGGGCACTAAAGTGTTTAACTTTGGAGATCAAGTAGCTTTTGGATTGCAACTAGGAAAAATTGTTTCAAATTATGGATCAGGTACAGCTTTAATTGAGCCGTCACTGCCAAGTGGAACAATGATTGCTTTAGATACAAACTATGTGGAGCTACGTCCGTTACGTGAATGGCGCGCAGAGGAATTAGCTAAAACAACTGATTCAAAACGTATTGGTTTAGTTGGTGAATACACGATTGAATACAACGCTTCAAATTCAGGGGCAATCTTAAACCTTGCAACTGCAGCGCCAGGTGAATAATTAAAAAAGTAAAGGAGAAGAATTATGGTTAAAAAATCAGAGGTCAAAGAAGAAGTAATCGAAGAGACAAAAGAAGTAACTGAAGAAGTGAAACCTGCAACAAAAACATTCAAAGTTTTAAAAAATAAAAATTTTGTTGGTTTTGTTCATCCTGAAACACGCAAATTTATTACAGCAGTTGACGGAAAAATCGAAGTGAGTGTTTCTGATAAAAAAGCTATCGCAATTTTAGAAGAAGCTGCAGATTTAACAGAAATTTAGGTGATTATATGACAGACGAACAAAAAAAAGTAATTATAGAAAAAGTTTCAAAAATGCTACCTAATGTTTCAAAAGAGCGTATTTCGTCTGTCTTAGACCTAGTTCTTTTGGAAATCGGATCTTACAATACATGTAAGATTGAAATTGACTGGGATTTACTTACCTCGCTTGTAATTGAAATTCTATATCAGTCACTTAAAAGTGAAACGGAACAAGCTGTAACTAGCATTAAGCGCGGTGATACATCTATTAGCTATGCAACTACGCAGCAGAGTATAACAGCGTTGCTTGGCAATTACAGCGACACTATTAAACGTTTAATTGGCTGTGATAGTGGGGTGTTTTTCTATTGAATGAAGCGGATATTTTGGCAATGACCTATCTTGACACTTGTGTCATTGAAAGAATGAACGATATTGAAAATTCTGAAACAGGTATTACGGAACAAGGTTATTCACCAATTCATGATGGGAAGTTAAAATGCGCACTGTCTCAAAGTGGTCTGGGTAGCGCTGGAAGCTTACCAGTTGTTGAAAACAAAGGGAACTTTAATATCACTTACGAAGATCAAAAATTATTCTTAATGCCTGATGTAGATGTGAAAAAGGCCGACAGAATCACTGTCATTCAAAGTACAGGTCAAAAGCATATTTTATTTGCAAAGAAACCCTTTAACTATCCAAGTCACATCGAAGTGACATTGACAGGAAGTGCAATCGATGAGTAAAAGTGATTTTAGAATGACCTCGAATGCCGACAAGGTTATTGCTAATTTAAAGAAAATGACACCAATTGCTGAAAAAGAAGGTATTGCGATGGTCAATGATTCCTTAGCGAAGATTTATCAGTTAATTGTACCTATTACACCGATTAAAACAGGTGATTTAAGACGTGGATACAGAATCATTAAAGCTAGAAAAACATCAAGTGGTAGAATTGTTGGCGCCTTAATTAACAATGAAAAATATTTTAAATATGTAAACGATGGGCACCGAACTAAGAATGGTGGATTTGTAAAAGGACGATTCATGTTGCAAAAGTCTTATAAATTAGCTCATGCAACTTATATTCCAAAACGGTTTAAACAAATGGCGATTGTCATCGCTAAGAAAGGATAGAGTATGTACGATAAAATTTTAAAAATGCTTACTAGCAAAATAAAACAGTTCTCGGATGCACCTATCTATCTTGATGATGTGATGCAATCGTCAGAACCGTTTTATTTTGTTTTAAGCGTAGAAGAAAGCATGACTGATAATGTTGGCCAAAACGTTCAGAATAAAGCATATAACGTTGATATTGCGTTAGTTGATAGCAAGAAAAATAAACAATTAGTAACAAGCCTAACAGAAAACTGTGGGGCTTTTTTTAATGTTTTGAATTTAGATGAAAATGAACTATTTTCAGAAGATTATCAGACATTTAAAACAGATGGAATTCAACATGTTAATTTTAATGTTGCTTTTCCTCAATTAATCGAATGGAGTGAAGAATAGATGGCAGTTAAAAAAAATGTAAGTGTCATTTCTGTGGAGAAACCAACCTGGTTCCCACTAACAGACGAAACGGGTGCTTTTCCAGCTTACGGAGCGCCAATTACAATCGGTACTGCTGTAAGTATCAAACCAGATGTTACAACAGAAACAACGCCTGACTATGGCGATAGTGTAGTTCAAGATCAGTACGTTGCATTTGGTGGTGCAGAAGTTACTTTGGAAACAAATGGATACCAGAATGAAGTTTTAGCTGAAATTACGGGTGGTGAAAAATTGAAAGGCGGTGTTTTACGATCCGCAGATGATATTGCACCAGATGGAGCATTTGCTTATCGCCGTCGTAAATCAAATGGTAAATATCGCTACACAATTTTTTATAAAGGCAAATTTGCATTGACTTCTGATGAATCATCAACTCTAGAAGGTAGTTCAGTATCTTACACTCATCCAGAGTGGACAGGTTCATTTGTTGATGTTCCTGGTGTCGGATACATGTATTCAGTCGATGAAGACGATGAAGGTGTTGACTTAGATATGATCAAAAATTGGTTTACTACGGTTACTAATCCACGTGAAGAGTCTACAAATCCTGTCAGTGGTGTAACTTTAGATAAAACGGAATTAGTTCTAACGGTTGGTGAAACTGCAACTCTAACGCCAACAATCGCACCTGAAAACGCAACAAACAAAAACTATTCATTCAAATCAAATGATACTTCAATTGCAACAGTAACACCTATTCAAGGAAAAGTTACAGCAGTAGCAGCAGGAACCACAACTGTTGTTGTCACTACTGAAGATGGCAACCATACAGCAGAATGCAGCGTAGCAGTTAATGCATAATAAAATTTAAGGACGGCCAAGTGTCGTCCTATTTATATGGAGGAATTAAAAAATGGCAAGCAAATTACAAACAACAATTAAACTTTACTTGAAAGATGAAGAAGGCAATTTCACCACTAAACAATTTAAATCTGCTGAAATGTTACCAGGATCTGTTATGGAAGATGCAACAGAATTACAAGTAGAACTAGAAGAAATCGTCAAAACAAACGACATGGAGGAAATTCGGCCTGTCTTGCGTAAGTGTTATGACTTTATCGCAAAAGTTATTTTTGAAGGTCAATTTACGGGCCAAGAATTTCTTGACGGAATGGATGCACGTGAAATCTTAAAAATTACGGGTCAACTATTAGGGTCTGTTTCTAGCGGTTATGATGCGGTTTATTCTGATCAGAAAAAAAAGTAACAGATCTCCTTTATCATCCTCATTTTAAATTTAGTCCACAGTACCGAGAAGCAGAATTAAAAATTGCGTTGCTTGAAAATGGGTGGACACTAAACGAAATTGAGAATACAGACTTGAACGAACTTATGAAGCTTTATGCGTTCAGAGATGCTGTTAAAGAATTTGAAGAACTTAAATTCCTTGATGAACACACAATGTTCTAAGAAGGGAGGGGGTACTTATTGAACAATGAAGACTTAGTCTTAAAAATGATACTAGATGAATCAGGATTCTCCCAAGGTCTAAATTCGGCAGTAAAAAAGTTGCAAGGTTTTGATGGAGAGGTTGACAGGACAGGACAAAGAGGCGGCCGCTCTCTTGGAAGCATATGGACGTCGTTTGTTGGTAACTTTTTAGCCAGCGGAGCAACTAAAATTATCTCTAAAGGTATTGGGTTGATCACTAGCAATATCGATGGGGCCATTAATCGTGTGGATACGTTAAATAACGCAAACCGTGTATTTGAAAATATGGGTTTTTCAGCTGGTGAAACATCAAAGACAATGGATAGCTTAAAGAAGAGTATCCAAGGGTTACCTACACCTTTAGACAGCGCAATTAAAGGTGTTCAATTAATTGCTTCGTCTACAAATGACTTAGGAAAATCAGAACAGATTTTCGCAGCTTTAAATAATGGTATCCTCGGCTTTGGTGGGTCTGCAGAGATGGTAGACAATGCTATTATCCAGCTGTCCCAATCGTTCTCAAATGGTAAAGTAGATGCGCAAACTTGGAACTCAATGATTAACAGTGGTTTGGGCCCAGCTCTAAACGCATTAGCGAAACAAATGGGCTTAACTGCTGGTCAGATGAAAGAAGGTCTCTCTGATGGTTCAATTTCAGTTGAAGAATTTCAAGACTCTCTAATTAAATTGAATAAAGAGGGCGGTGGAGGCCTTAAATCATTAGAGCAGATTGCTAAAGACTCTACTGCAGGTATTAAAACCGGATTGGCTAACATGAAAACTGCGATTGTTCGTGGCGTGGCCAATGTTGTTACTAAAATTGACGAAGGTTTAAAAAGTGCGGGCTTTGGAAGTATTAGTGAAATCATTGCTGATAAAGGTGCAAAGATGGAAGCGGCTTTATCTAAGTTTGCTGAAATGATTCCGCCAATGATAAAGACAGTTAAAACATTGTATGATACGTTAAAACCTTATGCACCGCTGCTTGCAGGTTTAGCTGGTAGCATTGGTACGTTGATGCTTGTGAATAAAGTAAATGCAGCATTTAAAGCTTGGAGGGAAGGTACAGAAGCACTTTCGATAGCTCAAGCAATTTTAAATAAGACAATGCTATCAAATCCTTTTGTTGCAATCTTAACTGCTGTAGTAGGGTTAGTCACAGCGTTTATTTATCTTTGGAAAACTAATGAAGGTTTTAGAGATGCTGTTAAAAATATTTGGAAAAATATCCAGGAGGTCATTTCAAGCGCTGCTGATGTAGTTGTAAAAGCTTGGGATTCGACAATGGAATTTTTCAGCAATATGTGGGATGGCACAAAAGAAGCTTTTTCAAATGCTGGTACATGGATGAAAGAAGCACCTGGAAATGCAGCCGACTGGGTTAAAAATAAATGGAATGGTACTAAAGAATTCTTTAGTGGACTTTGGGATTCAACAAAAGAAGGCTCAAAAAACACATGGGAAAATATCAAGCAGGGTGCTGCTGATAGTGCTAAAAGCGTTGGCGAAAGTTTTAAAAATGGCTTTGATAATGCGAAAGATTGGTTTAAGGGTATTGGAAAATCAATATCAGATGTTTTCACAACAGCATTTGATTTTGTTTGGAAATATATTGGTCCGTATGTAACAGGAATCAAAAATGCGTTTAAAATGGTTGTTAACGCTATGAAAGCGAACATTGAAAATGTCAAAATGATCGCTGAAAATGTCGTTACCATTCTAAAAAATGTTCTGTTAGCTCCAATACTTTTCATCACATCAATGATTACAGGTGGATGGGAAGAAGCAAAAGAGAACATGATTGCTGTCTGGGATAATATTGCTGAAGCAGCTCAAACTATTTGGTTTGGTATTAAAAATATCTTTTATAACACTGTCACAGCTATTTCCTATTCAGTCACTTCTATTTTTAATGGACTGATGTTGACAATTAAAAAGATTTGGATTGATGTGAAGTTATTTTTCACCTTACTTTGGATTGACATTAAATACGGAGCAATCAACGTTTGGATTGAAATTAAATATTCTATCATCGAAACGTGGATAAATATCAAATTTGAAGCAATTAGAATATGGGAAAGTTTGAAAACTTGGTTCTTCGAAACAGTAGAAAACATTAAAAATGGTGTGATCGATGGCTGGAACAACCTAAAACAAGGAACCATTGATACATTTAATGCAACTGTTCAATGGTCAAAAGATACATGGTCCAATTTCAAACAGTGGATTGTTGATACGGCGGTTGGAATAAAAGATGGTGTTGTTCAAACTTGGTATAGAATTAGAAATGGCACAATAGAAACCTTCAACAACATGGTACAAGGTGCTAAAAACGCTTGGAATAATCTCACAAGAAGTGTCAGTGATACAGTGTCGAATGTAAAACAAACTTTTGAAGATTTAAAACATGTTGATTTATTTGAAATTGGTAAAAACATCATTCAAGGATTGATTAATGGTATCGGATCTATGATTAACGCAGTGGGGGAAAAAATTCAAGAAGTAGCTGGCAATATCAAAGAAAAAATAAAAGGGGCTTTAGATATTCATTCTCCTTCGCGCTGGATGCGAGATATGATTGGTAAAAATATCGTGTTGGGTGTTGTGGATGGCATTGACCAAGAAAAAGGAACTTTGGATAAATCGGTTAAAAAAATGGCTGATTTACCTACAGAATTACCGGATTTTTCTGTCACAGGTAGATATGCTAATCAACAGGAATCACAAAGATCTAAATCAGATAAGAACAACAGCAATGCAACGACTACCTTTGGTGGTGATACTTTTAACATTAATTTACAAGCAATGGGTGAATTAGATGATAAGCAATTAATGAGCATGGCTCAAAAATTAGTTAAATACATTCAAGTTGTCAAAAATAGAGATAGCGATGCAGTAGGAGGTGCTTTTGGTGGAATTTAAAAGAGGTCAGTTTTTTCTTAATGGAAAACATAGCTCTGAATTTAATGTGTTTATGAGAGAAAGACCTGAACGACTTTCTGCTGGACGTGTAGTAGAGCTTAGGGAGCGAATGGGTAATGATTCAATAGCTGTTGATTTTGAGTATTATAAAAATGTAGAACGCACTATTACATGCTATGCGAAAGCAAGAAATTTACAAGAAGTATCTTTCTTAGAAGATGAAATCTCGTTTTGGCTCGATATGGGAAACTACTCAGACTTTATCGTCTATTTTGATGAACATTACATCTATCAAGCCATCGTAACAAGTCCGCCAAAGTTTACAGGAACAAGAAAAACAGGGATTTTAATTCCTTTTGAGTTTACTGTAAGTATCCGACCTTTCAAAAAAAATCGGATTGGCCAATATTGGACAAGTAATCCTAAACAATTAATAAACACAGAAAAATATCCTTCAGAACCTACTATTCAGATTTTGGGTTCTGGGGATATTTCTTTTTTCATTAATAATCAGGAATACGCATTAAAAGCTATAGATGGAGATATCATTATTGATTCAGAAAAACAAGAAGCTTATCGAAAATCAGGTGGAGCGTTTGAAATCTTGGATCATAAAACACTTTTCAAAGATTACCCAATTTTAAAAAGTGGAGAAAATAATTTTCGCTGGACTGGAAAAGTAACAGAGTTTAAGGTTCAGCCAAATTGGAGGCGGAAAGTTTGATTCCAGTTATTTTTAAACCTGGAGAAAAAGATTTTACAACAAACGGCTTAGGACGTCTTATTGATGCGACACGTTGCGAAATCACTGAAGAAGCTAACGGAAAATATGAACTAGAAATGGACTATCCAGCGATTAGCAGATTTAGTGATTATTTCGAAAATGGATATCAAATTAAAGCAAAGCCAAACGATTTAGAAGAATATCACATTTTCGAGATCAAACAAACGTTTAAAGATACGTTTACTAATAGTATTGTCATTTATGCTCAATCTCGTACTTATAAGCTAGGAAACAGACAAGTGAGGCTAGTAACAGTTGATAATCGTAATGGCGCAGAAGCAATGAGATTAATCGAACAGAACATGGATGAACCATGCGATATCAAACTACATTCTGATATTAACACAGCTTCTAGTACGATATTTGAAGCTAGAAACGTACTTAATTGTATTGCTGGTGAACAAGGTTCTTTGCTTCAATACTGGGGAGGAGAAATCAAACGAGAACCTTTTAAATTATCTTTGTTAAGACGTAGAGGACGAGATAATGTTGGAACTGTTCGTTATGGTAAAGATTTAAAAGGATTAACCATTAAATTTGATTGGCAATCAATTGTTACTAAAGTTTTACCATTTGCAGAGCTTCAAAGTGGTGCAGACGGAACTTCTCAACGGATTTATGGAGATGCGGTTAAGAGTGAATATATCAACAAATATCCAGATGTTTACGCTCAATACGTTCAGTTCACTGAAGATCAAGGAGTAAAAGATTTATCAAGCTTAAATAAAGAGGCAGGTAAATACTTTACTACATTGTATCCAGGAAGTGATAAGCCTAAAGTTTCTATTGAACTAGAAATTGAGAAACTCACAGATTCAGAAGAAGCAAAAGAATTTGCGAAAATGAGAAACTATAATTTATTCGATACGTTCACTGTTTATCACAAGTTTTATGATATTGACATTCAAACGAAAGTTACAGGGATTGTCTATGATGCTTTAGCAGAAAAAACAATAAAGATTACTGCTGGAGATATCCAAGTTGCTTTTTATAAACAGCAAAGTCAAGATTTTCAAGAAGCAATTAAAACTTTAACAAAAAAAGACTACATGAGTAATTTTATTGATTACATTACCGATTTAATCAATGGCGTGAAAGGTGGTAGTATTCTTCAATATCCTAAAAATAGGCCGCATACGCTTTATTTTATGGATACAGATTCCACAGATACCGCGAAGAATGTTATCGCTATTAACAATCAGGGCATCGGATTTTCAACTACTGGGTGGAAAGGTCCATTTAGAAACGCTTGGACCATTGATGGTATTTTAAATGCCGACTTTATCAGAGCTGGTAAAATTAGATCTGATATTTTTGAGACATCATTCAATGCATATGGAGATATTTTGCGTTTAGTTAACGGCGCTCTGCAAGCTTGGAATGGGAAAACGAAAATAATGGAATTGACTAAGCAAGGATTAGAATTCTGGAATGGCAATAGCCACATTGGCTCAATAGGAACAAAAGGGAATCCTTTTCCAGACTTGAGAGATGTTAATGGAAATCTTGTAGTATCTGATGGCAATTCGTTACTACTGGTCGCAGATAATCCTCAGAAAATTATTGGATTATCTAATCAATCAGGAGCAGGTCATTTAATTACTGGTCTAACACAGTTCTTTGTTGGAAATAATTTTAACTTCTTTGGGCCAAAAGGAAGTAAATCAACTATTACAGTTGATAGATTGATTGTCGGCGGTAAAGAAGTAATACCTGGTGATGGATCAGGCGGCAATGATGGTGATGTACCACCAGAGCTAACAACCGAAAAAGAGAAAAATGCTTGGGCGGTTTGGCAGTTCTTGAAATCTAAAGGATACAGTGAACAAGCAGCTGCTGGGATTTTAGGGAACATGGATCAAGAATCTGGAATTATGCCCGATATTGACGAAGGCGGCGGAGGTCCTGGATACGGGTTAGTTCAATGGACATCACCAATTGCTGGTGAAAGCGGCCGTGCTTATGTGCAACGTTTGCTAGGTCAAGCTGGAATCAGTGGAGACTATCGAAATATTACCACACAGTTGAAGTTGCTTGATTGGCATATGCATAACGGCCAATATATTCCTTCCGCGGCTTATCCATATTCTGTAGCGCAATTTAAAGCTTTAACAGATATTGGCACGGCAACGATGGCATTTGAAGCGAACTTTGAACGCCCAGCGGTCACACATCCAGAACGAATTCCGATGGCCCAATATTGGTATGATTTGCTCCACAATTTAAAACCAGGGACTAACAAGTGGGTCAATCCTGTACGTTCTAGCTACACTATCACTCAAGAATGGGATGAGATTGGCTGGGGAACAAATGTGATTCATGGTGGTATTGATATTGCATCGATACCTGCTGGAAGTATGCCACCTGTTTATGTTGCCCGCTCGGGTACAGTAGAAACTGTTACTTATGACGGGACAGGCGGAAATTACGTAGTAATTAAGCACGATGATGGCTACTGGACCTATTATGGTCACTTAGATTCTGTTGATTTGTCAGTAGGCGACAAAGTAACAACTAATTCACGTGTCGGAATCATGGGAGCAACCGGATTAGCTTCTGGCGTTCACCTTCACTTTGAAGTATGGAAAGGTGGACAGTGGCAGCGAATAAATCCGCGTGATGTTATTAATTTTTAGAAAGGAGCAAATAAATGGTTAAATGGCAAGCGACACTAAGCACCACGGAGCCATACAATTACATTGGCATTCAAAATGTACGGCAAGGGAACCGAAATACCGAAGTTTTAGAAGCTATATTAGTTGAAAATGCTTTGCCACTTGATTTAACAGGTTGCGAAGTATTTTTTGAATCAGTTATTGATAAAAAGTATCCGATTCAACGAGCGGCAAAAATTGTGAATGCCAAAAAAGGGATTATCCAGTATACCTTTGATGAATATTCTATGCAGTCATTGCACAGACAGGAAGCATATTTCAGTATTCATAAAGGCGACAACCTGATTGGTGCAACGCAAAACTTTTCCTATTTTGTTGTGAATGCTGTTTCTAAAACAGAAGGTGAAATGGGTTCGTATTGGCAATCAATAGAAGATTTGATAGCTGATATGACCGCTTTTATCAATGAAAATAAAGGCGATTTCACAGCATGGATGAACGCTAGAAAAGAAGAGTTTGAAAAGTGGCGTAAAAATCAACAAGATACATTTGAAGCGTGGCGAAACGGCCAAGAATCAGATTACCTAATGTGGTTTGAATCGATTAAGGACATTTTAAAAACTGTTGATCCAGGCGGAACAATGTTAGCCGAATTAATGGATGCACGTGTAGACATACAAGGGGTCCGCCACAATTCACTTTCAGAGCGTTTATTGGCTGATATGGATTATTTGTATCAGAGATTAGAAGAACGGCTATACACCATCAAATTCGGCAATGTAAACACGTTAGAAATTTTAGAGGATGATTCATTTTCTAAGAATCATGAAGCAGAAGTTGTCGGAACAGTCAATTTTCCAATAGAAGAAGGGGCGTTAATCATAGCGACAGTTGATGATCCAAAACAAAATGTTTTTACGATTGAAGGTGTAAATAATGGTTGATGCTAAAAGAATGATGGAAACTGATGAAAATGGTATTAAACGTCAGTTTTTTCCTATTACACATTTTTCAGCAATCCTTGGTTTATCAGAGATAATGAGCGGACAGGCAAAAGTTTTATCTGTTAACGGAAAAACTGGAGCAGTTATTATTACGCGTGCAGACTTAGATTTACCTAACGATGGGATTATGATTTCTCAAGAAGAATATGAAAAATTCAAACTAATTTTAGCCGATTATGAAGCTGGAAAACTAGGTGGTTCTGGTGTTAAGTTTGAAAAAGTAAAAGGAGATGAAGAATTAAATGCCTGATTTATACGTAGTGAAAAAAGATGGCGTAGCTATTGACGTACAGACTAGTACAGCTGGCGTTGTTGGATTGAATGAATTTGTAGATGGAAAGATTAGTGGTACTGGAGCAGGGACTGTTTCGTCTGTAAATGGTCATACAGGTGAAGTTGTTTTAACTGCTTCAGATGTAAAAGCGTTGCCTGACACAACCATCATTCCAACACTTCCTGGCAATGCTACTGCTGAAAAAGATGGTTTAATGTCTAAAATGGATAAAGAAAAACTGGATGCATTACCAGTTTTTACATTTGAAAAGGTAGGTGACGCATAATGGCAGATATCGTTCAGTTAAAAGAAAATGGTAATGCGAAATATATGAAAACACACGTTGATGGGTTGGATGGAATTGACGGAAAACTTGTTAAAGCGACTGGAAATGAAACAATTTTAGGAACAAAGAATTTTCAAGATGGTTTACAGTTTAAAGGGTTAACTGTCCAAGCTGGCATGATTGAGCGTGCAATAACAATGGCTGATAGAAGTGATACAACAAATATCACAGATGTAAACGGAAAATTGACTCGAATTGGAAATATAGTTTTTTTAACCTTTAACTTTAAGTGCGATAATTGGCCTACAGGAACTGAAACACGTTGGATCATTACTATTCCGAAAGGTTACAAACGTGATCAAGGGTATCCTGCGCAGACAGCACTTTCGCTTGTTAGGAACGCAAATCAACCAGCCGATGCCCGTGCTTATATTGATCAATCAAGTGTTGTGCAAGTAAAGTCTGGTAACGGAAGTTCTTACGTGTCAGGAATGTGGATAACACCAGATGCGTGGCCAGTATAAGGAGGAAATTGCAAATGAAAGTAATATACAAAGTATTATATCCAATGGGGTTTGAAAAACACGAAGTGGAGGATAATTTTCCAACGTCTTTACCTTTTGTAGAGATTGAACCGCTTGGAGGTTTGGGCAATGAACAGTCACAATTCTTTAATTTTTCAGAACAAAAATGGGAAGAAGCAGTCACGCAAGATTATTCTAAAAAATTAAACTTATTAGAAAATCTTGTGAATAGCTTAGAAGTTTCAAATAGCGAGTTAAAACAAGCAAATGAAAAACTAACTGCTAAAGCAGAATCGCTTGCACAAATCAATTCTAAGACTATGCTTACGTCGCTTCAAAATACTAAAGAAATTGATGCGATTAAAGAGCAAATCGGAGGTGCAAAATAATGTATTCATATGATGACATTAAACTGATGTATGACTGGGGCTTTTTCACGCCTGAACAAGTATCAGAATTTGTGCCTAGTTGTATTACAGAAGAGGAATTTACTAAAATGACAGGAAAACCGTTTAGCAAAAGCTAGGCGGTTTTTTGTTAAAGGGATGGAGACGATAACTTGAAAGATGAGCCTTTAATTGAAATCGTCGATCGTTTGGCACGAATTGAGACAAAGTTGGATAATCATGAACAATTAAGAGAGAAAGCAGACATAGCACTCTCAATGGCCAAAAACAATGAAGGCGATATTGCGGAAATAAAAGAGAATCAAAAGTGGACGTGGCGAACAATTGCAGGAATTGGGGTTTCTGTTGCTGTTTATTTAATCACGAAATACTTAGGAGGGATTTAGAAATGATATTACCAGACAAGTATTACAAAATTATCAAATGGGGCGTACTAACAGTGCTTCCCGCGGGATCTGTTTTAGTAGCCACATTAGGTAAGGCTTATGGGTGGCAAGAAACCGATATGGCTGTTTTAACTATCAATGCCGTTGCAACTTTTTTAGGAGTAGTTACAGGTGTGTCAGCATATAATTTAAAAGACAAGGAGTAAACGAATGAAAAAGAAAATTTTAGTTGGAGCGCTTGTCGCTCTATTTTTTATGCCTTTAAATGTATTTGCTGCAAAAGGTGACCAAGGCGTTGACTGGGCGATTTATCAAGGCGAACAAGGTCGTTTTGGCTATGCGCATGATAAATTCGCTATTGCCCAGATTGGTGGCTACAATGCTAGTGGTATTTACGAGCAGTATACCTATAAAACGCAAGTAGCAAGTGCTATTGCCCAAGGCAAACGTGCGCATACCTACATTTGGTATGACACTTGGGGAAACATGGATATTGCGAAAACAACAATGGATTACTTCTTGCCGCGTATTCAAACGCCTAAAAATTCCATCGTTGCATTAGACTTTGAACATGGAGCGTTGGCTAGTGTTCCAGATGGATATGGAGGATATGTAAGTTCAGATGCCGAAAAAGCAGCAAATACAGAGACAATTTTGTACGGTATGCGCAGAATCAAACAGGCTGGCTATACTCCAATGTATTACAGCTATAAGCCATTTACACTAAATCATGTAAACTATCAACAAATCATCAAAGAGTTTCCTAACTCTTTATGGATTGCTGCGTATCCTATTGATGGTGTGTCACCATATCCATTGTATGCTTATTTCCCAAGCATGGATGGTATTGGCATTTGGCAATTCACATCCGCTTATATTGCAGGTGGTTTAGATGGTAACGTAGATTTAACAGGAATTACGGATAGTGGTTATACAGATACCAATAAACCAGAAACGGACACGCCAGCAACAGATGCAGGTGAAGAAATCGAAAAAACACCGAATTCTGATGTTAAAGTTGGTGATACCGTCAAAGTAAAATTTAATGTCGATGCTTGGGCAACTGGTGAAGCTATTCCGCAATGGGTAAAAGGAAACAGCTATAAAGTGCAAGAAGTAACTGGAAGCAGAGTATTGCTAGAAGGTATCTTGTCATGGATTAGTAAAGGCGATATTGAACTATTGCCAGATGCGGCAACTGTTCCTAATAAACAACCAGAAGCGACTCATGTGGTACGATACGGCGAAACATTATCAAGCATTGCTTATCAATACGGAACAAACTATCAAACGTTAACGGCATTAAATGGATTGACAAATCCAAATCTTATTTACCCTGGCCAAATTTTGAAAGTAAATGGATCAGTAATAAGCAACGTTTATACAGTTCAATACGGTGATAATTTATCAAGTATTGCAGCTAAGCTTGGTACGACTTATCAAATATTAGCTGTATTAAACGGACTAGCAAATCCTAACTTGATTTATCCTGGTCAAAATTTAAATTACTAAAAATAGCCCCTCTTAAATGAGGGGACGTACATAAATTACTCTTTATATATTATGAGCTTCTGATTCAAGCAGAGCGTGTATATGTTACAGTCGAGACAAATAATGGTAAATATGATAATATCTGGATAACTGGATATTAGAAGTAGTGAATTGAGCTCCTTTCATCAAGGGTTTTTCTTTTGTCGGAGATGTATTATTATTTAATTCATAACATAACTATTATTGACTTCTGAATCATTTTAAGAGATAATTTTTTTAACCGTTATTGAAAGGTTGTAGATGATGATTAAGTATATAGGTTTTCACGGGACCAATAAAAATTGTTTCATGAAAATAAAAAAGAATGGCTTTAAAACTAGAAAAAATTACAAAACGATCCCTTGTGACTTAGGTAACGGGGTATATTTTTTTGTAAAAAGAAGTGAGCTTGATGATCCTCGCGAAAATGCACTAAAGTATGTAAATAGATATAAAAAAGATTATGAAAATAGATTAGTTTTAAAAGCAGAAATAAATTTAGAAGACGAGAAACTTTTAGACTTAAACGATCCGGATAATGCAGAACTTTTTTCGGTATTTAAAGAAGAAAATTTCAAAAACATAGAAGAAGAATTGAATAAGTACGTCAAAAACAATTCATATAATAGAGGCAATTTTGATGGTATAGTAATAGAGTTGCTCTTAAAAACAATAAGTATAGAAGTAGATGCAATTTTGAAAGATACATATACTTCATTTGACCCTTTAAAAGAATATAAACGTTCTAACTTTCAAAATGGTAGAGAACTATGTGTACGTAATTGCGATTTAATAAAGATAAAAAATGTGTGCTAAAAATTGGTACTTATGTTAATATTATATTGAAGGAAGGGTGATTAGTATGAGTATTAAACTATCTAATTATTTATCAAAAGATAATCTAAAACTTTCTCGGAACGAAATTGATGAATTCTTGGCTGAGTATTTTTGTCAAGATGATAATTCCCATAAAAGCTTAGTGTCTATTTTAAGCGTTATGAAAGTCACTAACAAAAAAGACATTGGTTACGAAAAAAACAAACTATTTGAAGATACTCCCGAAACATACGACAACAACTATTATAAAGATTACGTAGGGTTAAAATTTGTTGGAGATGAATTCTATGTAAGTAAAGAGATAGCTATGGATGAGGTAGCATAATGGCAAAAATAGCTTTTAAAGAATATTATTTAGACAAAATAACCTATAAAGAAAATGAAAACTATAATCAAGAGAGTGAAAATCCTCTTAAAATCAGTACAAATTTTAACTCTGATATTCTTTTTTCAAAAGATAACGTTTTAGTATCGATAGAAGCAGAACTAGGCGATTTTGATGATGAGGACTGTCCATTTAAACTAGAGGTAAGTTTAAATGGTTACTTTAAATATACTGTAGATAAAGATGATTCTAAAGACGTTGAACAATTAAAACAATTAGTTACACAAAATGCTTTAGCGATTCTATATCCATATTTAAGAAATGTAGTATCTGATGTTACATTAAAATCAAATAGATTTCCAGCTTATATTTTGCCAGTAATGAATATAGCAGAGTTAATGAAACAAAATGACTCTATTAAAATATATGATATTGGAGATTTAAAAAGCAAAGATTAG